AGTCAAATGCAGGGGATGTTATCTGGGAATCACTCTTAGATGGCACATTAACGGGGTTTAGTCCAGACGGATCTCTTTATGAGAATAAAATAGGATAAACTATGGATATTGAAGTTAAGAAAAGAGATCTTGAGGGAGAGCCTGTAAATGTGGTTACCGAATATAAGGTTCACACAGTCTCTCTTGTAGGAGTTGACACCGGTGAGTCTGCATTGGGCATGAACATCACTAAGGTCAAGTCTGCTAACAAAGGTCCAGAAACAGAGGAGATGAAAGTCTTGAAAGAAAAAGTCGAAAAGGCTAAAGCTAAAGACGAAGCTGAGAAGGAGGCTATCAAACCTGAAGAGGTAGAGGCTAACGAACAGATTATCGAAAAAGCTAAAGCTGAAGAAATGGGTGACAGCACTGATATCATTGAAAAAGATGAGTCCATCGAAAAAGCCAAGTCTGAAGAAGACGCAGATCAAGAGTCAGTCGAAAAGGCTAAATCAGAAAAGGATGAAGATTCTGAGTACGAAGATGAAGATGCCGTTGAAGACGAAGATAAGGAAGAAGATGAGCCAGTAGCTAAAGCCAAGTCTGATGAAATCATTGTAGAAGATAACGAAGTATCTGTTGAAAAAGCTAAGTCTGAAATGGCTGGCGAGGGTGACCTTGTTTCTGCAGAAGATGAGCCAGTGGAAGCTGAAGTTATCGAAAAAGCTAAATCTTTCTCAGTAGAAGAGCTTGCAGAATCTAACAAAGAAGCGCTCATGTTAATGAAGGCACTATTTGATAAGGTAAAAGAAAAAGCTCCTGATGCAGATATGTGGGAAGTCTTTGACATTATCCGAGATGCCATGTATTCAGTAGATGATATTCTCTGGGAAGAGAAGTCAGCAATGGAAGATAAGATATGGGATGAAGTCTGGGCAGAAGTTAGATCCAGAGTTGAGAAAGCTAAGTCATTAAAAGTGACTAAGGCTGAGACCCCTGTAGACGCTATGAAAGCCCTTGAGAGTCTTAATCCAGAGATGCATAAGGCTATCAAAGCTGAAATCGAAAAGAACAAGCAAAAAGCTTTAGAAGCCAGTAACAAGGCCAAAGAAGTTGAGCGACAAAAAGCATATGGAATCGGTGCAGACGTTTATAAGCGTATAGGCACTCAGTCCAACACTACTAATCAAATTGTAGATGCTTTGGAAAGTATCAAAGTTGCTGATCCAGTAGCTTATGAGTCAGTGTCGAAAGCGCTGGAAACCGCCTCAACCATTATCAATGGCGGTAATTTGTTCCCTGATCTAGGTTCTGCAGAAGAAGCTATAAATCAGACAGAACAAGAATATGTCGATAGTAAGGCTAAGTCTCTCACAGACTCAGCTCAAGCTAGGGGAGAAAGCATAGAACCAGCTGTAGCAAGAGCGGAAGTTCGATCTACGACTGAGTACAAAACGCTTTATTCAAAATAAACTGTTACCAACTTTAATAAGTAGTATGTAACGAGAAAACAATAATAATAATCAAGGAGCAATTAATGCCTGAAGAAAAACAAGAGCTTACTATCGCGGAACAAGTTGAAGCAGCAGTAGCTAAAGCAGTAGAAAAGCAGAAAGCAGTAATCAGTGGTGCAGCCGGTACAGGTGCAACCTCAACAACTCGCTCAAGCTCTATCCATCACGATGGACCATTATCTGACTTCGCACTTAAAGTCATTCAAGATGATGAAACTTTTAAAGCGGCCAAGATCGTATCCAACTTGAACAGCAATAAACGTCAAGATTTGTACTACTTCTATGAGCCAGCTTACTTCATGATCAATCAAGTTGCAGCTCGTGCAGAAGGTGCAGAAGCGGCAATGGCTAAGTACGGTGTATCTAAACGCCCTTACAACACAACTGTTTATGGTCTTAAAGATCCTGTAACTGATGAGCAAGTTGCTAATTCTGATGAAGCTCTAGGCGATTTGTACGAAGAAGCTGCGGGATTCATTACTCGACAGTTCTTACTCAATAAAGAGAAGAAGTTTGCAGCTGAGTTACTAGGTACTTCTATCTGGGGCACCGACTACACTGGTCAGTCTGCAGCTAACGCTGGGTCTGTACCTGTACTGTCTGGAGCTTTCCAACAGTTCGACCAATCAACTTCACAACCTCTTGACATCTTAGAAGAGGCTTGTAACGCTGTCCACCTTAAGTCTGGTTTCCGACCTAACACTGCAGTAATGACACGTACTGTATTTAGTGCACTTAAGCGTAATACATCTATCAAGACCTTGAAACTGTATACAGATTCAAATAGTTCTTCTTCTGAAGCAACTCTTGATACCATCGCTCAACATCTTGGTATGCCTGCTGAAAACATCTTTGTAATGGATGTTGTAGAGCCAGCAACTGCTCATACCATCGATGGAACTACTTTCGAAATCACTACTGATGACGAAGGTTATGCAACAAATGCAGCTGGAGATACTACTCTTAATAACCAATTCATTGGTGGTAAGGGTGTATTGCTAATGTATGTTGATAAAGCTTCTAACGGTAGACGTTCTCCTACTGCAGCTGTATGTGCTCAGTGGACTGGTTTATACCCTGAAGGTGGCAAGTTAGGTAATACTAAATTCTTCCGATACAGAGAAGATTCTATTCACTCAGAAATGATTGAAGGTGCAACAGCATTTAGTTACCACGTAGTAGCACCTGCTCTAGGTATCTACCTAGATGGCGCGATAGCGTAAGTAAGGGCAATAAGTAATAAATAGGCGGGATTGGGGATTATCCTTATCCCGCCATTTTTTCGTAATAAGGAGGTTAAGATGGAATTAACTAAAATAATCAATGAGAAAAGGGAGCAGTTCTGTGTAACTAAATACCCTTACACGGTCCTTTGTGATCAACTCTTTGCAATGGGCCATGAGTTCAAATTTGGTGACGAGTTTCCAATTCACGTTCATCTAAGGATGCAGCATGAACACTATAAGAACGGGGTAATAGGCTCTAAAGAAGAGTTTGAAAAATTGGCTGGAAAGCCGGTACCTCTGGAAGTTGAAGATCCACTAGGACCTGTTGCTGTATTTGTAGCTAGGCCAGAACTAGTACAAAAAGCTATAGACAGTGTTGAAGAGACAGTAACTAAAGTAGAAGAATCAGGTGGAGACATTTTATCACTACATAATGCTGGATTGTTAGATAAAAAGAAAGATATTGCAGAATATGCTAAACTGTTTAATATCAAATTAAAGTCTGCATCTAACATCAGTAAGGCCATGATGCTCAAGACCCTTGAAAGTAAGGCTAGAGATCAGGGCGTTCCTTTACTAGAAGATATGTCAGAACAGGACCTCCAAGAGTTACAAGGAGATTCAGGTCAGGAAGATGTAATAGATCTCTCAAATGACCAACCATTAGAAGATTAGGAGGTAACTAGTGGCATTAATAGATATACCAACAAGAGACTCTTTAGACGGTGCCGCACAGTTAGTCCGACTACGATCTTATTTAAAAGATCCGTCAACAGGTTCAGAGCGGTTTACCGATGACTTTCTCATAGCACTATTAGTTATTAAAAGCTCCTTCGAGGTGTGGAGGCAATTACTTAATATACCCGAACTCTCAGAGCAGGAGGTGGAAGATAAAAAAGATCCTGTAGTACCTTGGAGCTACGATATTGACAACCCGTCTGGGCCTGTGAATACTATAAGGGCATTGATCTCTGACATTTCAGAGACATCACTCCAATATACCGACTATGACTTAAACAAGTTATTAGATGTTATGCCCCTTCGTAGATTAGTGCAAGCTATTAAGGCTAATGATATAGCGGGATCTACAATCCCTGCAGATAGTTGCCATCCACTTACTGTTGCAAGAGAGTTACTGGGTGATACAGGCCCTTCATTCTTATACACTGACCAGCAGATTTTAGGTGGTATGTTATCTAGATACCTTAGTCCGTATGGGTATGTTCTAGAGATTGTAAGTATTTCACTAGGGAGGTCATCGGTTAGCCAATCAACTTCATTAGGAGGTGAGTTTGCAGCTATAGACGGGATCTCCTTTTCAGCAGACAAGATTACTTCATCAGGATCATTACAGCATCCTCAGGCAACTGTAGATGGGATATATAGCTCATTCAGGGCTTCAGAGTATTACAAGGACCTGCACTACAACTTCTACATATGCGGAGAACCATCTTTCAGTGAAGTGGACGGAGGATGGTATGCCGTATGATAGGGAGATTTCTCAAATATTCAATACAATAAAAAAGGCAGGAAATGGTGCCAGCTGTACAGTGGAGAGAAGGTCCGGAATAGATGAGATAACCGGGGAAGGTGGGTCTATCGAGAGCTTTACTGCCTACTTTTGTGTAGAGAGTTATAACAACTTGGAGAATCCGGTACACTCTAACCTTAAAGAGGATATTAAGATACTCCTAACCCCTCTGCTTGAAAATGGTACCATAATTCCTAACTTTGTAGATATCTGTAGAGATAAGTCAGCGATAGTCACACTACCTTCTGGAGAAAGTAGAGGTGTGTCGTATGCGAGGGTTACATACCCAGATACAGTTAATCCTCTGTTAGCCAGAATGACGATAGGAGGATAAGATGTCTAATACCTTATTATTCACTATGACTAAGGCAATGGACTCGCAAATGCCGCTTATAGGCACTGTAGGGTCATCTCCTAATAGAAGGGTTGTTGATCTTTCAAGTTACGGATTGACCAAATCTTCAGCAGATATCCATATTGCATCAACACTTACCACATCAGGGCTTGATACAGACAAGGTGTGGATTCAGCAAGAGCTTGTCAAGGTACCTAGTAAAAGGTTTAACAAATGCTTAACACATCAAAAAGGTCTCTATACTATCTTCATAAAGACCTTAGAGAATGATGGGAAATACTTCAACGAGGCCCTATCAGATGCCATAGAGAATCATTTCCAGTATAATCAGAAGATATCACAAGACGGTGAACTCATCACCATACTAGACTCTTTCCAGCAGCCTAATGTGTTTCTCCACAAGGAGACTCAGAGGTATTGGAATAGAGTATTCATAAATTGCGAAGTATATCATACTTTGTAGTTAATTAAGGAGAAATAATAAATGCCTACTTTTAAAGGTGATACGGCCACTACGTCTTATATTGAAGAAGACAACGGGTGGGGCCAACCCCCTTCTGCCTACACAGGTGGAAAGTTCCTACAAAGTAATGACGGAACACTTAACGCATCAAGAGCAGCACTAGAGTCAGAAGCTAGAACACCTAACGCACAGCTTGCCGGTTCAAGACTTGGTAATAAAAATGTAGCAGGTTCATACCCTGTAGAGATCGATCCTGAGAATTACAACCCCCTAATTGAATCTTTGTTCTACGGAGAGTTTAAAACATCTGGAGCAGCTGTAACAGTAACATCTGCCTCTCTTACAGGTAGTCTACGGAGGCTAGTAGTACCTGTTGATGATTCTGACGAAACAACACTAGTTCCTGTGGTAGGTAATTCTTACAGACTCTCAGGGATTGTAGGAACTGCAGAACAGCAGAAGATGAATGGTGTACACGTACTGCAAAGTTTTGATGCAGGTGGAGATGCTGCAACATTTATCGTACCAGACCAGCTAGAAGCGTCTTTATCATTAACTAGTGATATTACGATAACACCTGTACAAACTGTTAGACCAGAAAAGGTTCGTAA